CTGCTACTTTTCCTAGCCGGCAATAATTGTAATTTACACTAATTATAGCATAACGCAAGTAAATTTGCAACCATAAATTTTCTTAGGCAAATAAAAAAGTCCTCACTTGGAGGACTTTTTTGTTGTTTGTTTACCTTGAATTATTTTGCTGCGTATGCCGTCAATAACACTCATAATTCTTAGGAGTAGTCGTTGCTCTACATAGTTATCTACTTCATATGTCTTAAATAGGTCAAATGCTATTGAATAGTCTTTGCCTAAAAAAGTGGCACTCATACCTTCCCAGCGGTCAGGTAAGAAGCCATAAATTTCTAGAGCTTGCTGTACTACATCTGGTAAGTCAGCAAATTCTACTGGAATTTCGTCTGGATCTGGTTCTGTGCCCATCATTTCACACATTTCAAAGTATGCGTCTTTGGTCATGGCCAAATCACGGTTTTGAAAATAGCTGTCTAGTAGACTATCTACTTGATCTACTTGTTCTTGGAAAAGTTTCCCAGGTCAGTTACCTTTTCACTGATAAAGCTGTCAAAATTTGTAGAACTTTTCATTAGATAAAGAGCATTTTCTTCTGTATATTCTAGCTCAGATTCGGGGTCTGCATCGCTAACATCAACTGGTGCTAGTTGTTCAAGATATTTTAGTTTTAATCCTGACCAACCTTTAATACTTCCTTTAACATAAAGTTCTAGGAATAACTCGTCATTCAATTCTTCAACTGGTTGACGATTCTTAAAAGTAGTTTTTGTTGCTTTTTTACGAATATTTTGTAGTGTTTCGCGGCTTAAAAAGCTTACCTGTACTTCGAAACCTGGCATGCCAGGATACTCTACAGTAATTTCCTTGCTAGGAACAAGCATGCTTTTTAGTGATAAGTTAGACATTAGTATAATTTCCTTGGGATTAAGTGGGAGTGCTGATCACACTCCCTAGTAAATATATTACTGTGCGTAATATTGAACTTCGATTTCGTTTTTAGCTTCAAGATCAAACGCACCGCTTGTTAAGCCTTGAGCTGTAAAGTTAATAGCTGTTGAAACTACTTGTTCAGTATTAATAGTCGGAATTTGTAGTACAACACTAGGCATTACTAAACTTACACGTGGTTTTGTTGTACTACCACCACCAATGTGTACTGTTAATGAAAATGCGGGCTCTACATTACTACTATTATCTAACATATTATCTAGTAGTTTGCCGCTATCTGTAGCTGATCCTGTCTTTAAGTAGCAATTTAGTGTGCCACTAACGGCGCGTGTACCTGTAAAGTAGGTAATTGGCGTGTTAACTACACCTAAGTTAGCTGGCGTTAAGTAGGTGATATTGTTAGCTAGTGTAATACTACCGCCTGTTAGTGCTAACTGATAAGTTGTAGAGGCACCACCACCATAAACTCCGCCTACACTAATACTGCTTAATGCTACGCTGCTTAGCTTATTAGCTAAGAATGCTGCGTTAGTATTCTTATTTTTAGCGTTATCTGTAGCGGGAGCAGTTGTTGTAAAATAACTACCACTAAATGTAATGTCTGTACCGGCTGCTGGTTTATCGGCGGCTAATACTGTGCTGTCACCAATATTACGCATAACGGTACCACGAGCTGTCCAAGCAATAGTACTAATAGCATCTAGTCCAAAATCAATGGTTGCTTGATCTAAGGCACAGTTATCAATAATATAGCTTGTTTGATCTAATACAACTATAATACCAAATGTTTTTAGTTGATTTTTACCACTTTGTGCCATAGTCATTTTACTAACAGGGGATGCACCTGCAGTAACTGCCCAAGCGTCGCTATTACCAGCACCAGTAGCAAATGCGTTCCACAGTACATCTTCTTCACAATCAATTTGATCATCAGTAGTACCAGCACCACCAGCATTAAAATATGGGCGCATGTATGTGCTAAAACTGATTTCTACTGGATCTAGGCTAGTATTAAATAGACGCTGACCCCGAACTGGACTTGTACCAGCTTCATTAACTGTAACAGTTTCGCTACCAGTAGCTTGACTAAAGCTTAGTCCGTCCAATACCTGAATTTCGCGAGTGTTTGTTGCATCAAAACCTGTAGTGGCTACAACACCGGTTGTTGCGTTTACGTTGGTTGTAAAAAACATTCTCGCGTTACGAATTAAATTTAAAGCCATATCTTTTCCTTTTTTAGTAAATGCTTAATAGCCTTTACAAGATATTTATCCGTGACAAGCTTATCAGCATAGTTGCTTACATGATCTGATAGCGGACCTGTAAGTTAATTTCACCAACTGCATAGGGAGCTAATAGGCCCTCATCTGTAGTTATAGAAGCTATCAAAATTTCGGTTGTTTCATAACCTGTGGTTGAATTATAAACTAGCTGACGGTTAGCATCTATGCAGTTTTCAAGGTCGGCTAGTAGTTGTTCAAGTTGTTCCTGTGCATTATCTTCGCTTTTACAATATACTTTTACGCAAACACCTAAAAATCCCCAAGCAAAACTATTGGGTAAGTATTCACGCGTTTCTGTGCCTGGTGTTATAAAAACACTAGGAAAATCATTTACTTCGTCCCAAAATTTTAGTTTGGCAAAGCACTGATTTTGTAGGTTGGTTATATAAGGACTACTACCATTAATGGTACTTTTTATGGTTTCAGCTAGTGCTTGAACTATTTGTGTACGTTTTGTCATACTAATACCGCTCTTAGCCGCTGTTGTGTTATAGTCTGGGCTAATTCTCTTATTGACTTAGAGATTAGCAGTTTAGGGTCTCTGCTTCGTGGATACTGCTGACGTCCACCACTACTAAACGTGGCATAGGGGTTACGCATATAGCTGTAAAATGCTGTAATTGCTCCACTTCTGCTTTCGCTTAATCGCTCTACTTGCACACTTTCTGCAAATCTGCCGCTACGCAAGTTAAGTACATCACGTCTACCCCCAGCACCCATGTTTTGTTTTACACGAGCTACAAGACTGGCATTTAGCAAATTTTGTAATGATAGTAAAATATCTGGTGTTGACACTGCTGTACTTTGTCTTTGAGGTAACTTTTTAGTAGCTAAGCTAGTTTTTGTAGATACTTTTGCATTTTTTAATTTACTTTTTATTGCTTCGCCTATTTTTAAAGCAGGTGCAATTTTACTTGTGTTTTTTCTGCTAACCTTAGACGTACTTTTTTCATCTTTTAAGATTTTACCTGTACGTAAAGGAGATATAATAGCAGCAGTAATGTATTGTACAAGTGTTTTTGAAGACTGCACTTGTGGCATACTTGCAATTATAAAATCTTTATATTCTTGAGAAGATAGTATTGCTATAACTGCCTTTTTTGTTTCAGTTTTGAACGGAGCTATTACTCGATTTTCAACTGTTCTTAACAAAGTACTATTAATAGGTTTGCGCATAACAGTACCAACTGCTACACCAAAATTTATAAAACTAGTACCGGTTGAAGAAAATTGTTTATCAAAAGTTACTTGTAAACCTAAATCAGCATATAATTCTGATAATGCCGTTTCTAAGGCTTGCCCCTTATAAATATCTAAGTCTGTAAAAGCCGCCTGTGCTGCAGGCATATTTACGCCCAGTGGCTGTCCATCTGTTACAAATGCGGCAGTATGGCCTATGTCAACAAACTCACCAATTGAAAAATTTGCTTTTTCTTTATTACCTTTAGGTTCAACAACAACAGCTCCTCGGGTTTTAAATACTTGTTTTAATGCATCAGTTAATTTAGGGTTATAAACTTCTCTAAAATAAGTAAAATTATCTGCCAAGACTACAACTGTAGTGTTTTGATTAATATTTGGTAGAACAGTTTTTGGTGTACTAAGCCTAATTGCGCGATTGGCTGCAAAGATTTCTTTCTTGAATCGGGCTCCATACTTTACGCTTAATTCTGCATAATTTACATACTTCGATCCCGCTTGATTTAATGTAGCAGCATCTGATATGTAGTCTTGATATAACTTAGTAGCAGTACTATTTAATAATTTAGGGTCAACTGTAGCCGTTATTGCAGTATCTAGTGTATTCTTTAGACTTTTAGTTACAGTATCTATAAAAGTATTGTTTAATACCCTAGACATAAACGTTTCGTAGAACTGTTTATCTGTATTAAATGTTGAAGACTCTACTTCTCCGGCTTCATCGTAATTTTCTATAGCAGAAAAATATTTAGTAGCTTTACCACCTTCTTTATACGTAAATGTATAATCTTTTAAAGTTTTTGAATTTTCTTTAACAGTATCTTTTAATTCGTTATATATTATAGTTGCTATTTCTTCACAATCAATAACATACATTAAAGGACAATTCTGGTCTATTATATCCCTAAATTTTTTGTCTGCTGATTGCATACTGCTTAAAAAATTACTATGAGCTTTTACTAATGCTTCTTGTGTTTGTAATTTTTCACGTAAATATGCTAAAGTTAAATCAGCTATTCTTCTATGATGTACATTTCTTAGAGGTGTAAGTAATCCTGATGCCATTATGTATAATCCGCCACATATTGATCTAGTACACGTTTAATATGTGCTGGAAAATTACTAGTGGCTACGTACTGTATCTGTGTTACATTAGGTGTAACATCTCTGTTAACATGTACAGCAGTATTATTTTTCATGTAGTATTCTACAAGATCTAATACTGCAAGTTTTAGATCTTCGGGTAATGTAGTATATCCACCAAAGTATTCTATTCTATAACCATTTAAATAATATCTAAAGTAGTTTTCGTTATTGATTGGATATATACAATCATCTCTACCTAATACCCAGTCTGTATTTTCTACAAGTGCTGTATAAGTTTGACCGTAATTAATACTTCTGCTAACGCCAACTATACTTTGTACTGGGGTTTCATGTAATATAATTTTGTCTACATCACCGTCTGTGTATTGTGTAAACACATTAGTACTAGAGTATTCTATTAAGCCTCTGCGACAATAGGTTTGAGTTAGGGCGCTTACTTTGGGTATTAGCAAATCTATTTCGGCGTCTCTATTTGTTGTAGTAATTCCTAGATAGGATTTACACTCACTTCTTGTAATCAAATTAATAGCCATAGCACGCCTTCCAAAAATGTCTCTAAAACCTGATAAGTCAGGCTTTAGAGACAGGACTCTTATGAATCCTGCCTGTATAACTAATTAAGCTGTGTAACGAATTGTTACTGCACCTTGACCATCAACTGTTGATAGTTGTGTCATACCAATACGCATACTTGCTACTAATACGCTGCGCTGATTTACTACGTCATCATCACTATCTAGACGCATAGCGCGATGCTGTCCTACTAGGAAGTTACGTGGGTTAAAAATCACTGCTGCGGCACCGCCAGCTGCTGCTGTTAAAAAGCTTGGGCTAACAAGTACTGGTGTGTTACCGATACTACCAATTTGACCTGTTAGATAAGTTGCAGCTGCTCCAACTTTGTCCATAGTCTGGAATTTATCGTCTTCTAGTAACTCATAGTAGCACTGTGTGCTTACAAAAATAATGAGTTCGCTTGGATTAAGACCCCAAGCTCCTAGAGCTTTACGAGCAGAAATAACTTTATTAACTGTAAGAGCTGTGCTTGTAGTAGCTAATTCAATTGCAGGCGTGCCACCAGCTGGATCATAGCTAGCTAAACCTTTGATTGGATCGCTTTGACCTGAATTGCTAGAATAACCTACACCTAGTAGCATGGCTTTGTCTAGTGATTTGGCCATACGACGGCTTAGTGCATCGCGTACTAGTGGTAGTACAGGGATTAAGCTATCTTCGTCTTCTTCAAAAGCAATGTACTCTTTAGTAGCTAATTTATAAGCTGTTAGTACAACTTCTTTTAGCGCATGAGTACGAGCGGTACCACTACTAGCATCTGCTCCATAGTTGTTCTTCTCATACTGTTGAGCTCCAATAACCCAATTAGCATCGTCACCAGTATCTGGATTTACTGGAATACGCATAACTGGATTACTCATAGCTGTAGTACGAATACTACCAGCTACAACTAGTTGACGGCGCATTTCGCTTTCTAGTGTTGTGCTGATTTCTGTTTCCCAGAGCTCGCCCATGCTATTAGTATTTGGCATACGACCACCACCAAAAGCAGCTTGAGCTTTCTCTAGTAATTGCTTACCAAATTTTGTTTCTTGCATTGGCTTGCGTAAAATTTTGCTGATTAAAACAGCTTTCTCTTTCTCAGCATAACTAATTTCTGGGCCTGTTGGCTCTGTAAACTGCATGCGGCTACGCTGTAGTGCTTCTAGTTCGCCACTCTTGGTTTGTAGAGCTTCTAGCTCCTTAGCCTTTTCCTTGATAGCGGCTTCAATACCTTCTAGCGCACTCTTATGCTCATTGGCTTGATCTTCTAGGCGCTTTTCAATATCGCTTAGTAGACGTTCTGCACCAGTATCAACTGTTTGTACAACTGGAGCTGGTGGAGTAACGGCGCTTACAGCAGCCTTGATTTTAGCCTGTAGGGCTTCTTCATCTTGTAGCTTACGCTGTGCTTCTTCAGCTGCTTTTGTTTGTGCTTCTAAAACAGCTTTTGCAGTTTGCTCTGCAGCTTTAGCAGCAGCATCTGCTAATAAT